GGATGGGGACTCATAATTCCTACTCTCTTTTAGATTCTAGTTTGCGAAGATTTAATGTGACATTATGGTTGTTTCTTGAAAACTGATGTTTAAGTTCGTAGATGAGATGTTTTCCTGAATGTCTATTATCATATAAACCTTCAACACTTTCTACTTCTACCGCATTACTTCTCACCCTTATATCTATAATTCTTCCAACGGTTGCTCTACCAACCATAAAAGTAGAACCTTCAATCACAATAGTTAATGGATGTTTATTTAAATGCGCTTTTATTGCCTTAGAAGAAATCTTATGTCTAAAATTATTTTCTATTTTCTCATCATGATAACTTTGTAAATTTCCATATGTCCCAGATGATGATATTGTATGAAAATTTCTGGATGGATATAAGTCTATACTTTTAGATTTATTTTCTGCCCCTATCACAAATTCTTGGTCTACAACGTTTTGAACTTCGTTTTCATTCACACCTATAAATTGCCCTTGCATTCCCAACAAAGTGCCTGTCATTAGATGACTCTGTTTATGTATTTGTCCTGTACCCAAATTAGTGTTAGAATAGTTACTGCTAACTGCTCCCATATCTACCATTCTTAGTGTGTCAGAACCTTTAGGGATATCTATTTCTTTAATAGTAAAATAACTATCCAATCCTCTGTCTAAAGATTTTGTCGAAGTAGTGGGTGAAAAAATATAAGGTTTCTTATTGAAAGGCGACTGCGTCAGCATAGTTTCTAGATTACCAAGTCTAAGAACAGATTTTGGTAACTCTTCTACTAAATTTTGGTTTGAATCATCGTTTGGTTTCAGTGTTGGAATATTTAATGTAGCGAAAGCATAATATGGAGAACTATTTCTTGTTGTCAATCTACTACATAACCAATTTATAGTATCTATGACATTTAGGTTTGGTACAATTATATTCATACCACCTTGAACGCTGTTGATATCTTTTAAAGATTTAGCACCCGTAAGACTTACATCAATTCTTTGTCCAAATTCGCTCCGTATAATTTTCCTGATAATATTTTCTAGATTACCACTATATGATTTTCTTAATTTTGTAGCGCGACCAATGAACCCAATTTCGTCCATAATAGAAAATACAAAAGTGCTTGAAGAAGCAGAGTTATTGTTATTTTTTACTCCTTCAATACCAGTCATAATAAAACTCTTTTCTACTATCATTTCTTCATGGTCTGCGTCTGCAGCACCAATACTAAGTTGTATTCTTTCTGTTCCTGAAAATTCCATTCCACTAAATATATTTTTATTATCAACTACAACAATTTTGCCTGTTAAAAAAGGTTTATCTAAAGATTCATATATAACAACTTCAGCAATCATTGCGGTTATTTCTATAAGCAGCGGTTGTTTTCCTGCTTCTTTCTTTTCCTCTGGTTTAACAATTTTAGCATCTTTATTTGTAGTTTGTTCAGTCGTTTCGTCTTCAACTTTAGGTGGTATGTTTGGAACAAACCATCTATCTGCAGACATTACTGCCTTAGTTATTCTGTACTGCGGATTTGTTTGAGAACCTGTGCCCATGTTCTATAATCTTTGTTTCATAAGAGATTTAAATTCACGAACAAATGGACCAATAGCACTTGGTTTGATAATAACAATTCGTTGTAGTTCTAGATTTTTGTCCTCAAGTCTTTCGCGATATGATATGGGAGTCAACCCTTGGTCAGGATTACCGAAATCAAATAAAGGTAAATCTTGATGTACCCCGTCAGCATCTTCATAATGATGAACTGACTCATACTGAGCAGACTCTGATATAAGATTTACCACCTTATTTCCATCTACAGTTGTAAAAGACAATTGTTCAGTCGGAAGAAACGCAACACCTCCAGTATCTATTATTATCTGACCCATCTCTGGTATCTTACGAATGATTGTTCCTTGTGTACCACTTTGTTGACCTGTCACCGTTGCTCCAACAGGAAATAATTCATATGAACCATTATCACTTGATATATCACCATTAGTGGTTACTGTTCTATGAGGATATCTAACTTTTGATTCTTCAAGCAAATCATAACTAGGAATTGCCCAACCAGATTCACGAATGTGTTCGTTTACAAGAAAAAATGTCCAATAGTAATCTACAGTCCCATAAAGTTTGTAGGATAGTGTATCAGGTCTCTCTCCTGCCATTATTGTATACTTTTCATATACTGTTTCACTATTCTTTGTGTGTTCTAAAACACTAACATATTGAGAAAGTTTCTTGGTGAAGACAGGGGTTTCATTATCCCCGAACCTATATGGAACTGTTTGAAAATTTGCAAAATAAGTTGTAGGCATTTAATATCCCCTATTGAAAATTTTTGCATCTGGGTCAATATTACCCTCTATGTCTTGCCTCACTAAGCGAGTAGATTCTGTAAAAGATAAACTTAATTCAGTTTGATAAGGCGAAACATCTCCATCTTTTGGGTCATTGAAGAATACTTGCTTACCATTGTTATATTTAACATTTACTGAAGTTAAATATGATGGTTTTATTCTATGAAATATTTGTTTTCCATCACACATCATATGTATTAAAAATCTTTCTGGAAATTTATACCCCATACTAATTCCTGCTTCGTCAATTGATTCTGGATATAGTTGTGTGCGGAAAAATTTCACAATATCTTTAATTGCCCTTGACTCATTTGATGTAGTAGGAATCATACTAAATGAAAACGAAAATGTACGAGTGTTTACACCCTCAAAGGTTTGTCTTGAATTCGGATTTACTGTAACTTGAGAAGCAATATTCCCTACTTTTTTAATTACTGTTGTGTCAAAATCATCACTACTAAAGTTCTGTAAAATCTGATTGACTGCAAGGTTTGTTGTTGCATCATTAGCAGCACCTTTTAACCCACGCGATAGTGTTCTTGCTCCTGAACCTACCATTGCGGTTAAAGGGTTTGTACCATTTTGTAATGCAGAAACAGCGACAGCGCCCCCAACACCTAACTCCATACCTTTAAACTCTACACCGCCATTATAATCTATTCCAGGAGGCATATATAATTCTACATAAGCACCATTTTTAACAGGCAATACCATGTCTCGGTCTAGTGTAGCATTTTGTGGTGATGCCTCTGCATATTCATCCATCATGTTCCCCAATGCACTAAGAAAATCAGAATTTTTGATTGATTCAGAAAAATCGTCCAGAATCCCAACAGCAGAACCCAACAAGGGTGCAAGAATACTACCCATATTACCCAAAGTAACAGGTTTCTCATCAACAACTTCAAATTTTATATAGGTTTTATTTCCATTACTCTTTAAGTTTTGTGGGAAAGTGTTTCTTATATAACCATCATTTCTTTTTATCTGTGCCTCTACCACAACTTCAGAACCTGCCATACCATAAACATTACGTTGGTCGACTAATTCCCCATTTACTACAGTCATGTTTTTGTATATTGATTCTGCCATCTTTATTACTTTACTAAATAGTTTATATTCGTCAAGTCTATTTATAAGGTTTTTATGGCATATTCGGGAAGATATTCAGTAAAAAATCCATCTAAGTATGAAGGTGACCCAACTAAGGTTGTGTATCGTTCTTTATGGGAACGACATGCCTTTAAATGGTGTGATGACAATCCTAATATAGTCAAGTGGTCATCTGAAGAAGTCGTTATACCTTATCTATATGAAGTAGATAGGAAGTACCACCGATACTTTATGGATTTAAAAGTTAAGACCAAGCAGGGTAAGACGTTCCTTGTTGAGATAAAACCCGACGGACAGACTAGACCCCCCAAGGGTGCAAGAAGGACACAGAGATACCTCAACGAGAGTTTGACTTATATTAAGAACGTGAACAAATGGGAAGCAGCAGAAGAATATGCCAAGGACAGGGGTTGGGAGTTTGTAATATGGACTGAGAAGAACGAACCCCTGAAGTCCATTATACCCAAGTCAACCAAACCATTAAAACCAATAAAACCTTACAAACGTCGTAAAAAATAGTATAAATAGACTATATGAGTAAGATATTCGATACCCTATCACAAGAAGCATTCCGTGCTGGTGTTACACCTCGTACTGCGGAATCTCGAAAGTGGTTTCGCCAACGCGCGAGAGATTTACGAGGAATTAATCGTAACGCATTAATGGGAGAGTTACCTACAGGTGGTGATATAGTTGGAACGATGCAGATGTTCTTCTATGACCCAAAGACAAAAGACACTTTACCCTATTACGATACTTTCCCTTTAGTTGTAATAGTTGGACCAGCAGAAAAAGGTTTCTATGGATTAAACCTTCACTATATTAATCCTATGTTACGAGCAAAGATGTTAGATGGGTTGATGGATATTGCTTCAAGTAAAAACTCACCTACTGCAAAATTTAACATTACATATAGTACTCTTAAATCAACAGCAAATTTAAAATACTATAAACCTTGTTTTAAACATTATTTAACATCAAATGTTAAAAGTAGTTTTGCACAGGTTCCTGCCACAGATTGGGAGATAGCAGCATTTCTTCCTGTAGCAAGTTTCAAAAAAATACCAAATGCTCTTACTGCATATTCAGACTCAAGAAAGATGATAGGTTAAAAAATGGCACAACGGGTAGATGATATTTTATCAGAAATCGGTAAAGGCGGAGGTCTAGCAGATTCTAATTTGTATAGAATTAAACTGCCTACAATAAACGGCGAAAATAGAGGTATGGATATATTGTGTACTGATGTATCTTTACCTAGCAGACAAATCACCACAAGAGAAGTTCAAATGGGTATGGATAACACATTCAAGGTTGCTTATGGCGATTCATATACAGATATTAATGTTTCGTTCATTCTTCTTAATGATTTTGGAGCAAGGTATTATTTTGAAGCATGGCAAAGCACAGCATACGATTCTGAAAATAAAATATTAAGGTATAATAAATCTTATGTTAAACCTGTAATATTACAAGTTCTA